ATGATCGCGCCTACCCGCCTCGGCGAAATCCCCGAGTACCAGATCATCTACGACCTGGTGAAAAAGTTGAGCATCGAAGAGGTATGCCGCCAATCAGATGACGAAGAGGATGAGCGCTTCGCGATCCCAGAGGCTTGGGGGGAGCTACCCGAAGTCGACGAGGACGGGTTGTCGTCGTGAAAACCACACTGGCGCTCGTAGCCCTAGCGCTGGGCATCTGCGCCCCAACGGCCCACGCGGACACCTACCAACCGACTCCTAGTCCGATCTGGCCCGGCCAGATTCAGCCCGACTGGGAGATGTTCCCCTTCGGCGCTTGGAACGGTTTGCCCACGCTGTGTAGCCCGGTCGCGGTAGCCTGCGGACCAGTAGCACCCAACCCGAACGGACGAGGATGATCGGTTTCATAATCTTGCTGATGGTGGCCCTGATCATCATCGCGGTCTGGCCCATCGTTGAGGATTGGTTCCCCGACGATCCGCTTCCCCCGATCACGCACGAGCGGATCGAGTAGCCCATAAGAAAATCCCCACCCTGTAAATGACTAAGAAACAGGGTGGGGATTTTTTGCGTGGCTGCTCACCACGCGTCCCGCTGCCGCAGGGCCGATGAGGAACCCACAGCGGTAAGTTCTCACCTCCCAGGGGGAACCGAGGAGAACCTGGGAGGGAGCAGCAAACCCGGCCGATAAGCCAACCGGGTGCGTCTAGAGGGTATTCGGTGCCAATGAAAAGAGGGCGTCTCGTAAGGAGTGGTGCCCGTGGTAAGGGTTCCGCGATGATCTTCCGAACTCATCACTCGCGGCGTAGTCCAGGGCGGACCCAACCTCTGCAACGTACCTATCGTTCTTCATGCCGCCGACAAACACGTTGCAATATGCACTCGCTGCCAAGGCACCTGGATGCGGGTCGCCCTTGTGGGCGCGGGCCTGCACATCCGAAACATACTGTGCCTTAACCCTTTGGCCGTAATCGTTGACCACCCGCGCCATGTCCTCACCAACCAGAATTTCGGTCAGGGCGGGGTTGGGCGCGGGATAGATATTTACTTCGAGCTCGTGATCAGCCATCTATACCGCCGCCGTCGTGTTGATCCAGTAGTAACGAAAGTTGTAGCCCGTGGTGGGGTGGGGTGCATCCCACAACCTTGGCCCGGTCACTGTGTAACGTATCCCGTCGATCACCAGACGATCACCGCTTTGGACCTTGATTCCGTTGCGGGGCAACCCGATTAGTCCACTAGTGTCAGCGTACTCGCCGCGGGCGTCATTGCCTCTGGCCGGCTGCACCGACTGGCCACCGATGATGACGTTCTCCACGGTGCCGATGTAGGCGAGTCCGTCTTTGTCCGTGAGGTCAACGGGGGTCACGCCATCATCAGCGACCGGGTCACCGTGACGGTTTGTCTTCGGGGCTCTGAACACGTCGGCGTTCATAGTGCTCTCACTCGATAGCGGTCCAGCACATACTTTTCCGCGACCGACCATTGCGGCAGGGACGCCCCGAAGCTGGCAATCGCCGGCCCGAAGGTCTCATAACTCTGATTTTGTCGCGGATGGCTGAGCAGTCGAGCTGAGGCGGTGAGGATCACGGCCGAGATGTCCGAATTGGGCACCCCCGCCGTGAATCCTTCACCTCTGGTGTATGCGTTCGCTTCCGCGGTGACAACGGCGATAACCGAAGTCGCTTGCGCGGTGTCGACGGTGATGTTTGGCCCCAGGAAGGTGGCTACGTCGCTAGCCGTGGGGGCGGCCATTAGCCCGCGTCGACAGTCAGCAGGTTGACCGCAGCGGCGCGAGTCACAACCACGTCATACCGGCTCACCGAGCGGATACCGATGGAGTCACTATCACCGAAAGTTTGGTCCAACACCACAGTCGAGCTATCGATATCCCGGCCCACATAGATGAAGGACGTGTCCAGGACGGCGATGGCGTTAGCAGGGACGGCAGTCGTGGTGACCACGGGCAAGTTGAATAGCTGCTGGGCACCTGCGACGAACGCCTGGCTCGGGTCGAACACATACCTGGAATCCGAGCTGCTGACCTTGATTTTCCGCAGCGCCGCAAAGGTTGTCGGGCGCATCACCAACACGCTCGGGGTCACGAACTCCTCAGCCATCGCGGCCAAAGCATCGATCAACACATCGGGGTCGGTGAGCAGGTCCGCACTAGACGACGTGCTAATCCCGCTGGCCGCCAACACGCCGGTGATCGAGTCGGACGTTCCCGCCCCATTCCACAGCGCCGCATCCAAAACGAGGGCCTGGTCCTCCACGATGCGCTGAGTCAGCACGGACTCGATGTTCAACTGCGCCATCCGCACCAGCTCGTTGGACACCACGGTCAACGACTTGAGGCCGACGCGCTCAGTGGGCAGCAACACCTTTTCGGTGAGGGCCACGGTCTGTTGGGCGATGGTCGCACCGGGGGCGGTGAATGCGGCATTCGGTGATGTGGCGGCCGACAGCGGGAGGCGCAGCGGGGCGGCGGTGTCGATGATGTGGATTCCGGGCAGCGACAGGAAAGTGCTCTTCTCCTGCAACGGGCCGATAACGGCCTGGGCAAGTGCGTCATTAATTGCGGACGCATTACCCGAAGGAACTGCAATAGACATGGTTAATCTCTCTGAATAAAGTGTTTGAACAAGCGCAAGCGTCTAAGGGCATCAGGCCCCGCATTGCGGTGGACATCGGTCCGAAAAGAAAAGGCTTCAGCCTTGAGAAAAGAATGGCAGCGGGAATCGTCCCGCTAACTACATTCTACCGTCACACCAGAGTTTTCAGGTGTGAAACGAGATTGAGTGGGCCTTTGCCCTGATCTTTAACACCCTGCCCGATGTTGCCTTGTGGGGTGCGTGCGGCGTAGTGGGGTTTGCGGGTCAGCAGTTCATCGATGGCGGCCTTGAGTGCGTCGGGGTCGTCTAGGTGCTCGGCTCGGAAGGGAAGTTCCGTTGGGTCCGCGAGCCTGCCCGTAGCCCGGACAAGTTCGGTATGCAATCGGGCGGCAAAACCTTCGGCCTTCACGCGATGCTCTTTGGTCTCGTTGCGCAGTTCGGTCACGTACTCACGGGAAAAGGTGTCGGCTTCCGCCTGCGGCGTCTCTTCGCTCTCCGGTGCGGTCACCTCAACTTCGGCCGGTTCGGGCGTCTCCGTCGAAATGGGCTCGGTTTCAGACATGAAATTTTCTCCTAGTTGTCGTTGAGGCCGGACATGTATCTGCCTACGGCGATGTCACGGGCCTTAGCGGCGTCATCGTCAATCGCTGAAAGCTCAGCCTCGATCTGGTCTTGCGGCAGGCCCATCCGAGTGAGCATCAGACGACGGGACACCAAGCCGGATTGGTATTCCTTCACCGCTGCATCCGCTTCGGCCGCAATGCTTCTCACATCGAAGTTGCCCCACACAGCCCGGACCGTGACACTGTTGGGGTCGACACTGTTTCGGATCGCATACACCAGTCGGGCGACAGCTTCATGAGACTTGGCGAACAGTTTGGCTTTCGACTCGGCCCGACTTGTAAGGCCGGCTTCCGCGCACTGCATCGCCTCGGCGGTAGACGGATTGGATGTCGTCACGCCACACATGTGAGCCGGGACCGCCGCCACAGCCATGATGCCTTGAATCCAGATGTCGATAGAGGTGCGAAAACCCACCAGGTTGGCGCCTTCAAGCTGCCCGAAGTGGGCATTGTCGTTGTCCGACAGCATCGCCCGGTTGCCTTCGGGGATTGGGCTCACCGTGTCGATGATTTGTTCACCGTTGCCATCGAGGACTGGCTCACCCGTGCAGGGGTCTACGCGCGGCTCCTCGGTGGCCTCAATACCAGTCGCCCATCTTCTTGGCCTGGCCGTAAACTCTTGCGCCACAGCAAGGTCCGCGCATGTTTTGGCCATCGCATCGATGAGGCATTTAATCGGCTCGATTTCCGACTCGCCCGAATACTCGAGGTACGGGGTGTCCCGCCACAAGCACGGGAGCAGGTCGGCGTTGGTGAAAGCCACGATGGGGACTTGGCCCAGTGGGTTGGGCATTTGCTCGATCAGCTCGAACTCCCCGCCGCCGTTAGGGGCGCTGGACCGCCAATGCTCCACCTTATTGACCTGATACAGCCACACGTCCGTATAACCTTTGGTGGCCGGGGTGGTGTTCACGGTGACCTGTTTGATTCCCGCAGTAATCTGGCGGGTCACATCATCGCGTTTGACCGCTACAGTGTCGCCGGATTCGATTGTGACGGTGGGGTTTCCCTGGTCATCAGACCACACTAAGCAGAAGGATTCGCCCTGTAGGAGGGCTTCACGGTGGAGAGTGTCGGCGAACTGGTCATAGTCGAGGGCCAGTAGGTCATCCCAGACGGGCGCGCCGTCGAACCCATTCAGCCTGAGTCTCTCGGTCAGGGCGGTGATAGCGACCCTGGCGAAGTTGACCGACAACACCCCTAACCGGTTTCCCAGGGCGGCGCGGGCCTCCGGTGCCAGATAGGCCAGGGGTTGGCGGCCGGCCCAGTAGGCGCGGTTTTCAGAACGGCGATGCAATCCAGCCATTAGACGCTGCTGCATTTCGATGAGCAGGGGTGAACTCATTATGAAGCGAAACTCCAAGCTCTTTTTCGTTTTGTAGGTTTAGTGCCCAGCCACACACAACGCGAATGACAGGGGATCAACGCGGCCAGGCAGTCGATTTTGCGGGCGCTGCGTTTACGTGAAGACTTATCCACGGTGATGCCGTAGTTGGTTTCCACCATCTTCGCGGCCAGGACATGATCGCGGAGTGTTTTATCTCCTGAATGACTAAAGTTCGCGTTGAGGGCGGCTGTGCGGAAATCCGTCACCGCTTTAGTCACACGCTGGGGACTCCACGGGAACTCCGAACACGGAATACCCTCCCCGGCAAGCACTTGAATGCTGCGGTTCATCCGGAAAGGATCGAAGGTAACCTCCCGGACCACAAACGCCCGGCAGGCCTCACGGATGGCGTCTTCAACCTCTAGCACGTTGACGCGGAAATCCGGTCTCCCATCCGACTTCCATACCCGCCACAGATCAAAGTGAGGTTTCGGAGAAACGGTGCCGATGACGATGGCCGTGGAGTCGGCATTCTCTCCGCCGAACGAACTGTCGACGCTAACCACGATCTCCGATCCGGGTTCAACCGGGGAGCCCGTCGAAAGGCAATCCCACGTTTCCGGTACCAGCAGCGGGGACTCTGTAGACTCGATGAATTGGCAGAGCCTTTTACGTCTATAGTCCGATTCCGGCACGGTCCGGGCATCACGCTCGAATACGTCAATCGACAGGAAATCACCGTAGGCCGGATTGGCTAGGCGAATGCAGTGCTCACACAACATGTCGTGGTGCTGAAACTCGTCGGCGGAGAACTCACGCCACACAATGAAGTCATCGCCCAATTCCCGGTGCAGATTCCTCCACTCCACCAACACCGAGCCTTCCATCTCCGCTGGTGGGTTACCGATTCCTATGCACAACGATTCCGGGCGTTTACCCTGCGCCAACATCAGGGTAGAAACAGTGTCCTGGGGGACAACCTGCAGCTCATCAATCAACGCCGCCCGGTAATCTAATCCCTCCAAGGACTCCGCTTCACTGGGAAGGGCCTCGAGTGTCGACATGGTGCGCGGATAGTAAATCGACTCTTTCATCACCTGGCACCGAGAAGCCAGCTCAGGGCTCTTACGGATCATCATCGCGGCGACATTGAACAGAATGGTTGCCTGCTTCTGATTCCTCGCCACAACGACGATATGGGCGCCATCACCACCGGTCATCAGCAGATAGCATGCCAACATTCCCAGTAGCGACGATTTTCCTGAACCTCTAGTCATCATCCACGCCGCAAGACGCGGTTTCGGATCTTTATCGAGAACCGAGGCGACCAATTCTTTTTGCCAGTCCCGGAGGATCACCGGCTTGCCGGCATCATTACCCTTCGGTATTCTGAGGAAGCGTTTACAGAATTGCGCGAACCGCTCCGATTCCTTACCGCGAGGACGCCACGGCAATGGCGATTCATCCACCTGTTTGAGGCGCAATTCAAGTGTCTTTCAAAAGTGGCAGTTAAAACGGCCAGGATTTGTGGGCTGACCTGCGCCGAGCCCGTTAAGGAACGGTTCCGTGCTCTAGCGACGGTGTAGCGACCGGCTCACGCGCGGTGGCCCTCCCCTAGCAAACCATCCAGTGCTCGGCAGCACGGTTATTACCGCAGTAGGGCGCGCATAGACGCGCCGATGTGGTGGCCATGTAGCTAACTCACCCTCATTGTCAACCTGGTTGATTAGCTGGCCTCGACGGACCTCCGGGAATGGTCTTCGGCCGCTGGTCAGGGCGTCGCGTTTGGGGGAAGCGCAGACATGCTGGTCGCTGAGTTAGCTACGGTGCGACGCCTGCGCCTGTCGGCCGCGATGCGGGACTCCACAAGGGCGATATCTTCGGGTGTTGCCTGTCGCCCACGACTGCGGTTATGGAATCCACATGAGGTCTGCAAGTTATGGATCTCGAATGTCCATTCGGGTTTGTCGTGGGGGCTGACGATATGGTCGGTGTGCTCAGCGGGTCGGCCGCAGCCAAGCACGTAGCAGACCGGTGATTGGCGCCTCAAGCGCTTACTAAGCGTCTTCCACTTATTGGTGCGTAGCAGCGGGTGTGAGCGGCTTGGACGGCTGTCTGGGGGCCGGCAATCGTCGCACCTGGTGTCGGGCGATAAAGTCCCACACTGGATGCACGGGCGCGGAGCCATTAGTCGGCGTCCAGGTCTCCCAAGCCTTCAACAATGGCGTTATCGATCATGGTATCGAGATGGTGGAAGGCGACGGCATCGAGGACGAAGTTCACCGACGTTCCCTTTTCGCCCATTACTCGTAGTAGGTAGAGGCCGTTACCGATGTAGTTAGTTGCGGCCGCGACTAACTGTTCGAGGTCAGACTTGGCGATAGTCTCTTCGATATACATTTACGGTTCAATAAGTTTCTTTTGAAGTTTCAAGAATAAGATCCACCACAAATCCGTAGTCATGGCCACGCGAATGTGTTGATCGCCATCGGTGAATACGAGGTCCATTATTCCGCGGTCGGGATGACCAATGACATCGAGTGAGTGCGGCCGGATCGATTGGAAGTCGTCCATCAGTTAGCCACCTTCATCGCGGCGTCGGGCAGCATCTTCGCCCGTCTAACGGTTTCGACTGCGTGGCACATCCCGCACAGCCCATGCGTTTCGGCAGGGACCCCGCAGCCCTCGGTGCTGCACATGGGTGGCAGTGGATGAAGGTCGGCGCGTGACCGTGTGTGGTTAACGTTAACGTCGGGGTCAACAGGATGCGTGGGCTCTGACCTGCGGTGTTGACCTCGTGAACCTTGTTGACCTTTTTCAGGGGTGTAGGTGTAGCGGGACCAGGCGTCGGAGAAGTTGGCCGCGATATATCCCTTCGCCGATCTGTCCCCGATACGAATCGGATGAGAAATCACGTCGTACTGTTTCAGAAGCTTCGCAAGATCCCTGTCAGTGAGTTCATTGTTGCGGTAGTAACGTCGCCACCTAGATTCGGGCAGGTTCAGAAGCTCGCGGAGAAGATCACGGGTGTGCATTCTCTCCTCGCTGCCGAAGACAGTCTTAATGTCCTTCAGTAGTTGCACTCCGGTACTGTCGTTGTCCGATGCCTGAGTGAATTCAACTGCGGCTGCACGGGCTCGAGCCGGCCATTCTCCACCAGCGGCATCAGCAACCATTATCAGCGGCTCCCACACCTCGGCGGCACGGTCAGTCACGGGCATGTCATCCGGCCAGGAAAGGTTAGCCTTTTCCATCCACTGGGCGATATCGGTTGCGAGTGCTTTGGCGTCCAGGCCGTTGATTCGTTCTCTCCACGGTTCAACATGTTCGTCGTTCTTCCGCTTCTGCATACGAATGACGATGGCCCGGTCCGCGATAGTGTCGGGAAGTCCACCAATCCCCGCCAACGCAACAGCACCATAGGACGGATACTGCTTAGTTACTAGTCCGTTGTCCCATGAGGCGCGGCCAACCATAGCGCCACGCTTATAACCACCATTAAGCACGGCACGGAGGGTTTCATCACCCTTTGCATTCGGGCCATAGATAGTGTCAATTTCGTCACAGAAAAGGGTGGGTAATTCTTCATTCGAGAGTGTCCCGATGATGAAGGCTGCAGTGGTATTGAGAAGTCGAATACCGTGTGGAACTAGGTGCTCACTCACTTCTAATGCGCGGGTTTTGCCACTGCCCTTCTCCGGGCTGATGAACGCCAAACGCGGGGTGGTGTCCCATTCGTCCATGCGGTGGGTGTGGGCGATCCATAGGACGTGTGCGTGGCGGGCCGCATCGGATGGGTAGGCGATGAACCGTGACAGGAAGGCATCAACCTCCCCGAGTGCCACACACCCTTCTATAGGGTTAACGAGGTCAACAGGGTTAACATCGCTGGTAGATGTCATTTTTTCTGTTGACCTTCCGGGTTTCTGTTAACCATCGCGGTTCACACGCTGGCGCTGCGCTCGGTGCGGCGGCGTTCAGTTTCAAGCCACAGATCCAAGTCGGCCCTGTCGAACCAAACTCGCCGGCCGATTTTGTATGACCGCGGCCCTTTATCGACGGACCGGTAATACTGCAGCGTCCCGACTGGTAGCCCGACATAGGCAGCAGCCTGCTCGAAATCAAATCGCATTGTTCTGCTCCAACAAGACCAATGAAATGGCCTTTAAAAGAATCGCCTTAAGAATGGCGAGAGAATAGAGGATTTCCCCTACGCCTCAAGTGTATCATGAATATTCAATTCAGGTCTGTTTTTCGCCATTCCCCACGTCACGCAGCCTTTCGGCCTCGAATCGGCATAATAATGACGCCAGCGCCTGGATAACTTCTAACATCTGCTTTCGGTCTAAAGTCGCCACAGCCATGAAGATCCCTCCAACTTCGCCCTTTTTGTTGGGGTCGGCGGCGCGCTCACGGGCGGCATCTTCTATCCGTGTGGTGATTTCTCTTAAGGCTTCGGTTGCCTCGGGGCTACGGTTCATTGCGCACCCCCGACCGGACGCGCAAGCTCAAGTAGGGATTCACGGTCGACACGGATAAGTCGGGGACCGACCCTCTGCGCCCTAATCAGTCCGCTGGAAATCCATCTGCGGATTGTCTTCGGATCGACCCCCAGGTATTCGGCCGATTGTTGGATGGATGGGTGACGGGGTAATTCATGAGCAATCATGTCCATTACTATCCAGACGTTTGCCGCTTCATCTCCGCAGCAAACGGAAGTCAGGGACATGTGTAGACACAATACGCAGATCAGGGGAAAGAAAATTAGTTCAAACTTTTTTCGCAGCAAGCTTGGATATAGCCTCCGCGATCTTCGCGTCCCGGCCTTCCGCGACGTGCTGATACATGAGTGACATTTGTGGCGTGGAGTGGCCCAACCTATGCATGAGTTCGGCGGTGGTTGCGCCCGACTGAGCCGCGAGGACCGCTCCAACATGCCTCAGATCGTGGACACGTAGCTTAGGTTTCCCGATCGCCCTCCGGGCCTTCATCCAATGGACCCGATATTGGTCGTCACGAATGTGGGTGCCGTCGTCGGTGAACAACAGCGCATCAGGCTTGCGTTCAACGTGTGCTTTCAGATGGGCCTTGAGGATCGGCCGAAGGTGCGGCGGCACCGACACATCCCTGATCCCGGCCGCCGTCTTGGGGACACCCTCATAAAACTTCCCCTGGCGATACGTCACGGCTCTACGGATGCGGAGAACACTGCAGTCGGCGGCCATGTCTTTCCTGCGCAGCTCGGATGTTTCACCCCACCGGAGACCACACCATGCCGCCAACAGGACGCTGCAGCGCAGATGATCGGGCATCTTCGAGGCAAGTTTGTCGACCTGCGCGGGAGTGATGATGTCGATATCGCGGCGACGTTTCGTCTGCATGGCGGCACGGATGCGACAGGGATTTGCGTCGAGCACTTCATCCTGGACCGCAGTCGTACAGATCGCATGGAGGAGTGAGTACGCGTGGGCGTTGCGGGTCGGATGCGCATTACCCAAGCCGGTGTGCCACTCACGAACCTTGGCCGGCGTCAAGGTAACGATCTTCCCATCGCCCAACGTGGGCAGTATCAACCGATCCAACATTGATTGGTAATGCTGCCGGGTGCGTGCACGTAAGTTCCTATGCTCCAACCACTTCCGGGCATAGTCACGCAAGGTGATGCCGTCCGAACGCTCAACGCTCCCCCACGTTCCGAGATCAATTTTCTTGCGCTCGATAGCTAGCCAACCAACGGCATCATCTTCGTTGTCGAAAGTCCTCGACGCCTTATGCACTCGCCCGTCGGGTCCGGTGTAGGCCGCCTGCCAGCGACCGGATGGCAGCTGGCGTAACCGACCAAACCCACGCCTCGACATGTCTGAAGGGTATCAAGACACGTGCAAGATTCGTGCAACAATGATGGGCTGATATGCCCGGCATATGTACTATACTGCCGGACAGGTGAACGCCCCTTCTCCGCAGGTAGAGGTGCAGAAACCGCAGTTAGATTAACCGAGCACGCCGATAAGCCTGTCAGGTTCGAATCCTGCCGGGGGCACAGATGTCATGTATGACGTCGGCTGATGCTTGACATTTTTGGCTTCGGGTGATGCCTGACAGTGTTTCGGCTGATGGTTGATAGTTACTTCGGTTGATCCTTGACGCTGCCTGGATGCGGGAGGTTCAGGCCTGACCAAGGAGAATTGCGATTTCGCGAGTCGGGGTATCGCGGCACACGCTGCGCGCCTGGTGCGCCCGCTAAGAGGCGTAGGGACCCGACACCGCGACACTTCGACGAGGAGAAAAGATGAAGCGCGTCGAGCCCTTAGGCGACCGCGCTCGGGTCGCCCGCCTCAACATCCGTGCAGGCTACGACCAGCCCTGTTGCGATCCGCTCGAATTGGCAGTCGTGGCATAACACCACGTCAATCCCCGGCAACCGCCGGATTACTGCGGTTGCCTGGGTGGTCACCCGTTGGCAGTGACCGCATTTCAGATACGCGGCGGCGTGTTCGATGACGTGGGCTGCGACGAGATAGGAGGAGTCGTGCAT